ATACCTGGACTACTCCGTAAGGAGTAGTCAGGAAACAACCGAAGGGCGTTAGTATGTTTGGTGATATTATTAGTTCTGCTATTTCTGCTTATTCTAATCATCGTGAAGCGGAGCAGAATCGTGATTGGCAAGAGTTGCAGCGTAAGACTGCTTATCAAGATACAGTAGCTGATTTACAAGCTGCTGGATTGTCTCCTATGTTGGCTTACTCTAAAGGTCCTACTTCCGGTGGTTCTGGTGCTACGGCTGCTCCTATGCAGCCATTAAAGTTGGGTGAAACTGAACAACGGACTACTTCTTCGGATTTATCTAGAGCTCAGGTTGATGTTGCTAAAACTCAAGAGCAGCTTAATATTGCTTCTGCTAAGAAAACTGCTGCTGAAGCTGATTTGGCTGCTCAAAAGGTTTTACAAGAACCTGCTCGTTTTTATTTGGAACAAGCTGCGCTTGGTTCTCAGATTAATTCTTCTACTGCTCAAGCTAACCAGACTTCTGCGTTAGAATTGTTAACTCGTCAGGGTAAAGCTCCAGCTCCTGACACTAATATTGTTCGCAATATTAAGGATGCAATGAATTTGGGCGGTAAAGGAGTTATAGATGCCAAGTCTGCCTTGGATAATTTTATTAATCGTACTTATAAGTCTATAAGGGGTATTAAATGACTAAAGTTTTTGTTCGTAATCCGTATAATTACGATATGGCTCTTGCTTCGGAAGAGTCTGGTCTTGTTTGTAAAGACCCGAGTTTGGCTCAACAACACATGAAGGATGAATGTGACATTAATGTTCTAGTTGAGCGTTTTGGCGTTACTGGGCAATTGCCCCAGGCGCCATTAGAGCCGTCATACGGCGATTTTAGCGGTGTGGGTGACTATCACACTGCGTTGAACGCAATTAAAGCCGCTGATACGGCTTTTATGGGTCTTCCGGCTAAACTTAGAGCTAAGTTTGACCATGACCCTAATGCGTTATTGCAATTTTTGCAGAATGATCAGAATCGCGATGAAGCGATTATGCTTGGTCTTATTGATGGACAGCCGGTGGCTGAACCCATCGTTTCTGCAGTAGAAACACCTAAGGATCCGGCGTAAGTCGGATCCAGCACAGTTACTCTACTTGATGTAACTGTGCTAGGTGACACCAAAACCACATTTATTAACTACGGAGTGCAATGTTATGAGCCTTTATAGAAAACCAATGAGCAAGCATGGCGCAGCTAAGAAGTTTCGTCGTGGCGTAAGCAAGACCAAGAGCATTAATATGCGTACTTCACCGCAACGCGGTGGTTTTAGACTGTAATTTATGGCGTGTTATAAGCCGTTAACGGCTTATCAATGCGCTGACAGGTCTATTATTTGGCGAGAAATACCAGGGGCGGATGTAGTCCGTACCCTATCATTGCCTTGTGGTCAGTGTGTTGGTTGTCGCCTTGAACGCTCACGTCAGTGGGCTGTTCGTTGTATGCATGAGGCACAAATGCATACTAGTAATTGTTTTATTACTTTGACATATGCTCCAGAGCATTGTCCTAAAGATTATTCTTTACATTATGAGGATTTTCAGTTGTTTATGAAACGCTTGAGAAAGCGTTATACTGGAAAGACTATTCGTTTTTATATGGCAGGTGAATATGGTGAATCCTTTGATCGTCCTCATTTCCATGCTTGTATCTTTGGTCTTGATTTTGAAGATAAGAAGTTTTTCCAAAGAACGCAGACTGGGTCTATCTTATATACGTCAGAAATACTTAAAGAGCTTTGGCCGTATGGCTATAGCTCTATTGGTGATGTTAACTTTGAGTCTGCTGCTTATGTTGCGCGATATATTATGAAGAAGATTAACGGTAAGACCGTTAATGAGAAACACGAAGTTGTTGATGCAGATGCGCACTATCAGTATTGTGATTTAGAGACCGGTGAGATTATTCAGCGAAAGCCTGAATTTAATAAGATGTCTCTTAAGCCTGGTATTGGTCAGGCTTGGTTTGATAAGTTCATGTCCGATGTGTATACCACGGACTCGGTTGTGGTGCGTGGCAAGAAGTGCCGACCACCACGTTTTTATGATAATAAGTTTAAAGAATTGTTTCCAGAGCAGTTTGATGGTATACAATTTGCTCGTGAGCAAGAAGGTCGCTCACATTTTGAAGATAACACTTTAGAGCGTTTGGCTGTAAAGGAAAAAGTCGCTTTGGCTAAGTTATCGCTTTTAAAACGTAAGATTTAAAGGAGTTGTTATGAAATTAGTTATTGTTTCTATTAAAGATCGTGCTGCGGACGCATTTGGTCGTCCAGCGTATGTTGCTACTGAAGGTGTAGCTATTCGTCAGTTTAGTGATGAGGTTAATCGTCCTAGTGAAGATAACCAAATTTATGTACATCCTGACGATTTTGATTTATATTATTTAGGCACTTTTGATGATAATACTGGTGCCTTTGATTTATTGGCTTCTCCAAAACAAATTTGTTTGGGTAAGCAAGTTAAGATTCGTGAGACTGATTAAGTTTTTTTAAACCGGATTACTAGCTCATGAAATGAGCTAGTAGTTCGGAATACTTCGGGAGATTGCTATGCATCGTAATAAGTCGGTAAGTTCTCATAGTTTTGCTATGGTTCCTAAAGCGGAAATTCCGCGTTCTAGTTTTGATACTCAATACGCTCATAAAACTACGTTTGATGGCGGTTATTTAGTTCCTATTTATTGTGATGAAGTCCTTCCAGGCGATATGCACAATGTTAAAGCAACTATGTTTGCTCGTTTGGCAACGCCATTGTTTCCAGTTATGGATAATTTGCATCTGGACACATTTTTCTTTTTTGTACCTAACCGATTAGTTTGGACTAATTGGGTTAAGTTTATGGGTGAGCAGACGAACCCTACTGATTCTATTTCTTATGTTGTACCGCAGATTGATTCACCTGAAGGTGGATATGCGGTTGGTTCTTTGTTTGATCATTTTGGTCTTCCTACTGCTGGCCAGATTACTGGCAGCAATAAGGTTACGCATAATGCGTTACCTTTACGTGCTTATAATTTAATTTATAACGAGTGGTTTAGAGACGAGAATTTACAAAATTCCGTTGTTGTTAATACTGGTGACAGCGGTGATGATGTTTCTGATTACACTATGTTACGTCGTGGTAAGCGTAAAGATTATTTTACTGGTGCTTTACCTTGGCCACAAAAGGGTGATTCTGTTACATTACCTTTGGGTACTTCTGCTCCAATTAAGACTAATGCAGCGTCACTAGGTCAAGTTGGTGTTTTAGATTCCGGTAATGTTTCACGTCGTTTATATTCTGAAACGACTTTTGCTCCTTCTTCTGGCTTTGCTGTTTTGGCTTCTGAGACTGCTCCTTCTGGTAATGGTCTTTATGCTGATTTAAGTGATGCTACTGCTGCTACTATTAATCAGTTACGTCAGTCATTTCAGATTCAGAAGTTGTTAGAGCGCGATGCGCGAGGTGGTACACGTTATACAGAATTGTTACGTGCTCATTTTGGTGTTACACCTCAGGATTATCGCTTACAGCGTCCTGAATATATTGGTGGTGGTTCTACTTATGTCAACGTTAACCCGATTGCTCAGACGTCTGCTACTTCTATTTCTGGTGGTGCTACTCCGCTTGGTAACTTGGCTGCAATGGGTACTGCGTTGGCTAGTGGACATGGTTTTACGTATCATGCTCAAGAGCATGGATACATAATTGGATTGGTAAACGTTCGTGCTGATTTAACTTATCAGCAAGGTTTGCCTAAGATGTGGTCTCGTGAGACCCGTTATGATTTTTATTTCCCTGTATTTGCTCATTTGGGTGAGCAAGCTGTTTTGAACAAGGAGATTTATGTTACTGGTACATCTACTGACGATGATGTTTTTGGTTATCAAGAGCGATGGGCTGAGTACCGATATAAACCAAGCCAGATCACTGGATTGTTTAAGTCAACAAGTGCCGGTACGATAGATCCTTGGCATTATGCTCAGAAGTTTACTTCGCTTCCTACATTGAATGCTACGTTTATTCAAGAAACGCC